TCAGCTTCAGTGTCCGTCATGATACGATTACTACGCATATCAATAGCTATTTCAGCAGCTGGGGTTCCCTTAAAATCCAGAATTATACCATCGTCTTCTGTAATGCCAACCTCTTCTTCGTCATTAATTCGCCCAAGTAATGACAATTTTTCATGAGCTACCGTCTGAATATGCCACTCGCCATGGTGTATTGTATCAGTAACCAATGGATTCTGCGACTCCATTTTACTAAAAATCACCTTGGATTTATCAGACTTACTCAACGGCAATTCAACGCCCGTTGACAAGTGCTCTTTGCCACTATCTAACTTTTTTTGTATAGCAGATGGTATTGTAGGATCAATTATTAACTTGGCCTTGGCCATGACTTCCTCCCTTACGGTTTGATGATGCTAAATCCATTAACATTGACCTGACAATCAGATCCAGATGCTGAAATAACAGCACTACAAGCAGCCCCCGGCGTGATAGGTATCAAGCCCGTCCATGGCTTAAAGGAAATTCCTTCAACTGAAACATCAATTTTAAATTCTGCCATCACTGTACTTCCATCCTTAATTTGCAATGTAGCATCTTGATCGCCATGACCTGAAACGCCAGTAACAAAATGTTGAACATTCGTAGCAGCGGCATGAGTTGCCGTTGCACCCGAATCTGTTCCAGCCGTCGTTTCTGACCATGGAGACATACCTTCTAATAATTGTACATACATTTTGTTACCTCATTTGTATAATTAATGATTTAAACATTTCTAATCCACACCTTGTGACGCCACAACATTAAAAGTCGCCAAAAAAAGGGTGGCTGTTTCGGTGGCCGCGCGTTCCATTGTCGCCATGTATTGCTACCACACTTGGAGCAAATTATCCCTTTTGATAAAGAAAGATCGAATCCCTTAAGGCACGTATTACATTGAAAAATTCGTATATCTATCATACTAAATTAGATGGCTTGCTTAATCGTATGATATTTTCACTTCTTTGATCCGATCCGGCCACATATACCATATGCTTCCCATTGGGATTAATGTCTTCTTTACTCTTTTCCCCATATCGCGCCCAAGCTTCTGTTATAACTGGCGCAAACCCTACATGGTCGGCAAATACATCTGTATCACACCAAACCTCACTGCCCTTTAGCTTGGCCCTATAGCAAAAGTACATATCTTCCGTTCCGGACTTAGGCATAACGAAAAAGGGAGTTCCCGTTCCTCCGGGTCCAGTATGTGCGGCCTCTTCGTCTTCTTCAAAAAGACTACGTTCTTCATTCTTTTTAGTAGAGCCTATATCAAAAGAAGCTGTCATGCCTTTTTTGTGAAACACATCTACATTAATCAACATACAGTGCGTCCCACCTCCATCTACTTCAACAAGTCCTTTGTTTAAATCGTCAAATGTTAAATTTCTATATGTGCCATGATCGCGCCAATTTTCAGCTTTTAAAACCCCAATCGCATGTGGGTATCTACGCATTGGATAAGGGGCTATCACAATGTCCTTATCATGCTTTAAAAACCTAGGTAAAATTTCTGGAGGAACGACAGCATCGTCATCAACAAAAAAGAGATGCGTAAACCCTCCATCTGCTGCCACTTGGCATAATTGCGTTCTTGCGAACTGCACAAACGTGCGTCCAATTATTGTCCAATTGAAATTAATTTCCCACTCTGTCCACTTCGACACACATTCAATGTGATTTGTATGAACTGGAGCTTCAAATGCATTAGTGTAGTTAGGCGTTGCTACTAATACTTTTGCCTCGCCAAATCCATCATATTTTTCAAAATCTTCCATTTCTCTCCTCTTTCCCTTTCCGATTACAAAATTTATAAAAGCAGGGTAGAATCATTGCGCTAATTCTACCCTGCTTCAAATCTACATCATTCGTAATTGAACTGTATGATTTGTGGCATTTACTGCCTCAAGAACAGTCCCAATCACTCCTAATCCACCGCCATAATGAGCATCCGTTGTCATTAAAGCAGTAGTAGCTACATGGGTTCCAATTGAAGCACTATCATGAGTAGTAGCTGCTGCTGGCAATCCAGCTGTAATAGTAGTCACCACTCTAACATTGGCTGGTCCATATATCTGTAATCTTCCAACGTCACTTGTAGAAAGAGTGGAATCACAAATTCCAGCAAGTGGCTTGGATGGCGCTAATGTCAAATTAGCCGTTACACTAGATCCCGACACCACATAACCCTGATCAGCATCGGTCGTAGTAACGTCAAATTCGGCAATATTGCCCGGAAGTAACTCTTGATCGCCGCCCTCTTGCACGACGACAAAGACTTTCTCGGCTTGTCCCCGAGATACGTTTGCGAATTGCATTTATCTTCTCTCTTTCTTCAGTCTATATGCAATTAAAGAACGCCAATCATACCGGCTTCAAAAGTCCAAGTATGAGCAGCCGTTGCTTCGATTGAAACACTTCCATTAGTTTCCGCGTCAGCTACACTGTAATTTAACTGTATAGCTGGCAATGCAGCGTCTTCTAAATCATCCCCCGCTGAATTGTCGGCCACCATAGTATTGAAATACAATAGATATGAAGTCGTTGGCCCAATAGCAAAATCTCTATCATCTCCATCAACCTCTACGGTACCTCTTACCACAGTGTAATCACCACTGGAATGAGTTCCACTAATTGTAACATCTCCTGCTGCCATATTAAGCCTCCTTTGGTATCAAGTAATACCGTCAAGAACGCCATGCTTACGGCGATTATTAGTGGCCATGTTTAGCTGCACTAATACCTGAGTCGTCAAAGCATCCTGATCAATCGGCTTCTGAAAGCCTTCTTCGCTCATCGCAAAGTTAGCAGCAGAATGGATGAACAGCATGATATGAGGAGAACTCAACACATAAGCCCTGCCAGAAGTGCAATAATCATCCCAAATTAACTTGGCACCCTTGAACATCACGGTGTCAACTCCAAGATCTGCACCACCAGAAGGATTAGGTTGATAGCGAATACGCGGCGTAACCAATGCTTCAGCAGACTCATGGACAGTCCGAGTTGTTACAACAAAGTCAGGCTTACCAGCGGCACCTTCCCGACCCTGCGAACACTGATTCATGATTGAGCGCAAGTTCGGAATCAGGTTCACGGCAGCTGCGCCAACAGAAGTAACGGCTTTATTACGCCATGAAGTATTAGTAGCTGGATTAATGCTGGCAAAAGATGTCGTCGCTGGAGTGGTATCAGTGACAGCCGAAAGGCCCGTCAACTGCTTGCTGGAAGAACCAGTACCATCAGAGAAGATGCCCGTTGCAACATTGTCAGCTAATGAATTATTAGCATTGCGAATCTTTTCTTTCATGAGATCAGCAATCTTTGCTGTACCGCTATTCTGGCGTAATTCATTACCAGAAATTGACACTGAAACCGCACCCTGCTTCCAATTAAAGAAAGCAGTTGTCAGTCCAGCCTGTGGCGTAACGTCAAGAATTTCGTAATCAGAATACCACTTAAATGTATTATTCTTTCCCGTCATAATAGGGATACGAATTCTCTCGCCACCATCTACGACCTTAATACGACCTCCACCCCTAAACCAATCAAGGGTTGGAGTAGCGTCGTATACATTGTCTTGAATCGCCCCTGAACTCAAAATCTTATCCAGAGTTGTAGACAATAAAGGGCCGTAGGTACGAGATAGGGTACTAGCCCCTACGGTTGATTGTACCATTGCTCAGTCCTTATCAAGAAGAGAGCGCATCAAGCAAGGCTCGATCTGTCACATCTTCCAATGTGTCCCCACGCTCTCGGTTATAATTAAGATTTGATCGAGTAGAATTAGGAGCAGACCTTGAAACAGTATTGCCACTAACGCCCCGAGCTATACGCTGTCGGTTGAAATTTGCCCTTGAAACTGGTCCGCCAGTACGGCTTCTCAGAATCGCATACAAATCCGTTGGTGTAATACCTGTATCATCAGAGGTGATTCGCTCCAATACGGCACGAGCCTCCTCTTTTACGTCTGGATTCCATATAAATCGACCATCTTCCATGGTGCCGAAATCATCCCCATATAAGTCAATGCCTTCTTCTATTGACTTTGAGGTAAACTCATCAGAAAGCTTATCAGACTCAGCTGCGTCTACATCATCCTGCCGGATGAATCCATTGACGTCAACAAAAGCTTCCAACATTGCCTTCTGCTCCGGCCTCAATCTGTCTACCAAGGCTTGCTTACGAGTCATCTCAGTCTCATCTTGGTTGGGCTCTTCTGGCGTCCCTTCCGAACCGCCTAAATGAGTTTCAATGGCCTCGAGTCGCGCTTGCGTATCTGAATTTCTTTGCCCCAAATCAGTTACGCTCCTTTGTAGATCACGAAATGTAGCCGCACCTCCCGGAAGACTGTCGGCATTTTCTTCCAAAAAGCGGAGTACTTGATCTCGACCTGCCGGTTTCTCCCCAGATCTGCCAGCCGGATTTCCAGAAGAAGCGGCATTGTGGCGGTTTGGGTCGGCGTCGCGGATGGACTCAGCACCCGACGCTCCAGCCATAGATTGCATAGCACTCAAAGAAGCTTGGGCGTCCATTTGTCGAAGTTGATCGTAAGCCGATTCTTCAGCATCAGACGAATCCATTCTTTGGACTTGCTCTTGGTCAGTAGCGGTATTCATTCTATATCTCCTTTTTATTCAGACTCTGGCAGCGCCTTAATACGCTTAGTTCGAGTCTTAGTTTCCCCTTTCCGAGCGGCTTTACTCGGATTCGACAATGTGTCGAGCGAGCTTACCTGTTCATTTGATCCCTCAAATGAAACATTCCATTTATTGGCAACTTTATGATTATAATCTTGCTCCCGTTGTATATCAGACAGCTTTCGTCCTGTTTCTTTTTGAACGTCAATTACTGTAGCGTTCGGAGACAATTCAGCATTTCTTCCTCCGTGGACAGCATCGCCAGCTTCTTGGACGTTCAATGCATTCATTATCTCTTTCTTTTCACGGCGACCATGAATATCACAATCCAAAGAAGGGTCATAATAGGCTTCAAATGAATGAATCGCCTGACTTGTGGGGAATAGACGCTGCATCCTCACTCCCTCATGTCCTTCGCCACAATAGATATAAGTCGTATTACGCTTATCAGATTCCACAAATACATCTTCTTCCATACGTCCACAATCTGGACATTCAAAGTCGTACAACGCCGGCATTAATAGCCCCCACCCATAGCGCGTTGCGTAGCACCTGAAACCTGCGCCGTATTCTTTGGTTTACGCTTGGGATTTTTAGTTGTCGTGTTAGGCTGCATTTGTCCCGGCAACTGCTGCGGAGGTCCGCCCGGAGCAGGTGGCGACTGGGGAGCGCTCGAAGGTTGTGGCGGTGCCGCCACTGGCGTTGTAGATGCTGCGGCTGACATTGGAGCCGATGGCAACATTTGATCACCACCCTGTGGTCCACCCTGTGGTCCACCTTGTGGTGCAGAAGTGGGCTGTACTCGCCCCGGAGCAGGTGCAGCGCCTGACGCCCTAGGAGAAGATAGCTGTGGCGCTTTTTGCCGTTGCGTCCCTCTTTGCCCCTGTGCCGCCCCTCCTCCTGCAGCCTTATTGTATTGATTTGTCGTTTTTTGGACTTGGCCCATAATAGACCTAGCAGCCGCTCCGCGTTCACCAGAGCCATGCATTTGGTTTAACTGCCGCTGCAATGAAACTCGTTTCTTTCTCAAAGAAGCAAGTTCTGCAACTCTATTGTCGCCCGATCTGCCAGCTCCTTGCATTGGAGCAGAGGGTATAGAAGTTGCAGCTGCGCCCTGACCTCCTGTGCCATTTCTAGTACGAAGTGGAACGGTACCATTTCCCGCAGGAGAACCCCCAGTAGGAGCTGCCGATGGAGCAGGGCCTGCCGGTTGCCTAACGGGTGGGGCTGGTTGCCTATTCCCATTGCCTCCTGCAGGATTATTCATCCTCTTCTGTGCCCTGACCTTTGAAGCCTGAGCTTCGCCTTCTGGCGTGTATGGAAACTTCTGTCCATTTACTGTTGGCATTATTATTCTCCTAAAATCCCAATCGGCTTCTTAAGCGTTGTATTAATCCTTGATCTGGTCCTTGCTGTGGTCCTTGCACTTCTGCTAAGCGATCTCTGTTTGCCGCTCTTCCCCTTAATGTTGGATAAGGGGACTGATATGGCTCTCGAGGTTTATACTCAAACCCCTCTGTAGGAGCATTATACTTCTTATGAACTTCTCGCCTCTTTTTATGACTTAGATTTGTCCTTTTTTTCATCTTATGTGCAGCTATTTGACTTCTAGTTTCCGAAGGCCCAATTGATCGACGCGTCTTCTCTCTCAATTTATTTACATCTGAAGTCTGCCTTTGTTTACGAAATTCTGCTTCTCGATCTTTCCAATACTGCCCTCTATCTTGCAGCTTCTTTTCGCCTTCTCTCTTCTCGGCAAACGCTGCCTGCTTAATCTGAGACTCTCGAGCGGCTTCGCGAACTGGCGCATCTTGATCCATAGCGAATTCTAAGCTTTCAGCGCTACCCTTTTTTGCTGCTGCCGACGTAGCAGCTATATTTTCTTTCGTAAGCCTAGCTTTCTCCTTGTATTGTGCATGTTTCTTTTTTCGTCCCTCTGCCAGTTTTTCTTGATTTTTCCAAAAAGCCTCTTCGCGCTCAGCGTCCCCTTTTTGACTCTGAGCCAATTCTAGGCTTTTAGCACCGCCCTCCGCGACCATTGCGTCCTTTTCTGCTATCCTCTCCCTCGTACTGGGAGGAGGCTTAAACGACTCTCCCTCCCACTTCGTACCTGCCGTCGTGCTACCTTCTTCTACCCACTCAGTGCCTTTTGGAATCTCTATATCTTCTACGGGCGCATCTTTAAGTCCATCATAAAGAAGCTTGGCACCATAAGCAGTAATGCCAGCAGTCATAAGATCGCCTAAGGCATCATCTTCTTCTTTGTATCCACCCTGTTGAATCTTTTTTTCAATTGCCGCAACGGACTTACGCTTCGCTCTTCGTCCCATTAGAATTCCTCCTGAGCACTTGTCATATCACTCAATTCTTTTTCTAAATGCCGCCTCCTTTGATCCTTCCTCAAAGTACGAGCTTCTTTAAGCAAGGCTGGCATTTCTGGATCATCTGGCTCCATTCGAGACAGCTTACGCTCAACAATCTCCAATCTTACGGAAGCATCATCGTCGTCGTACATAGAGCCCATCGTGGCTCCACTAACTACAATCCCAGTCATATTACTGCCCCTCTCTTATAGTTCGGGCAGCACTGCCATTTTGCCCGACTGGAGTAGGAGGTGATGCATTAAATTGCTCTGACATTGCTGGGCCCTGTTCTCGGCCCTGATTAGCAGCTTGAGCTGCTGCCATAGTTTCTGGTGTCATTTGCTGACCAGACAATTGAGCAATGGCCTCTTCTGGTAAGATAGCATCTTGCTGCATAGCTTGCTCTAACATTGGCAGGATTGTTTCAGGATCTTGAATTGCATATCCTCTTGTTAATAGGAGTTCTGTAATTCGAGCCAAATTAGGCACTTGCTTATAGATCATCTGGAATACCTGCACTTGACCAGATAAGAGATTCAATAGATCCAGCCACTGTTTGCGCTCCAGCATCATAGCCGTAGAAGAAGAAGTAATATCTATCTCGAAAGCATACTGACCTCGTGATATATCCTCATCAACTTGTATAAATGTTTCCGCTCGTGGATCAATAAGAAATACACGCTCTGGACGAAATTCTGTAGTTAGATTCCAAAACTTCTGGGCCTTACGAACTTGGAACTTGTTAAATAGATCTGCTCGTTCATCTTCTCTGGCTGAGACTCTACGATCAATAATATTAGCTTCTGTTGCAGAATCAGGATCGGGCATACGACCCGGCTGTGGCGTACCAGCCGTTCTGTCCAACAGGCCAATAACCATATCTAATAGATTGTTCTTTTCCGCTTGTCCCTGCCCAAATTGTATGGGCATAACAGCACGGCCTCCTGAATCAGCCAACCCCTCTACAGGAAAAGCAGTAAGATCAGGAGCATGTAGAACGCTTTCAATTTCATCCTCCTCAATTAAATCAGGATCGTATAGAAAGAGATTCTTCTGTTTACGAGCTGTATTAGCAAAAGCATCCAGCATTTCATGTGCTAATGACTGAATAGAATCTGCTCCAGCCATAGTTAATGGGGCATGATTAAACCACGTTTGAATACCACGCTCAAAATTGAGGATCTCTACGGGATAATCTTCAATCGTTTCATATGGCCATTCTTCGTCATCTCGTAAGAACTTTTTATTGCTGGGCACTACATTCAGCAATAAATTGCGCCTTTGGCCTATATCTACAGGGAAATTCCTAGCCCATATCTCCCACCCCACTACCAGTCCAAAATCGTCCTTAAGGTCTACGTTCTTGGACTCAGGCGCACCATCAATGCGCTCTGTTGGCTCCAATCCCTCACTATTCAGGGTTTGATCCATCAGCATCTCGTCAATAGGCTTCTTATATCGAAAAGCCACCCAACGAGCATCGGTTATTCCATTTTGTGCCAATGGATCAATAAGAACCGATCCCGGCTCCCATCGCTGTCCAAATGGAGCTTCCCACTTAATTGAAGTATCACGATCAGGATCGCCACGATTCGATTGACGATTATGCTCTTCAATGTGATCTTCAAGTAAAACTTGTATAGTGCGATGCAGTTCAGGAGTCTGTAGTAAATTAGTATGTGCTTCTATATGCTGATCGTGCAACTGGTCAGGCATGACTCTTGTGGGCTGACCCATCCGTAAAAAGTCATTTTCTGTAATAGCATCATCTATAACATTTTGCGGATCAAAGTTAACCATTCGCTCCACTAACCCGTCTATATCCGTCATCCAGCCAACTTTGGCTGCGCCAAACGGAGATAAAAAGGCGTCAAGCAAAACACGCCTATCTTGTTCCAGTTGATTTGTTTCTCGATACCAATAGTCAGAAATACGTGCTACAGACGTTTCTGCTCCAACTCCCTCTTTATTAAAGGGTAGTACTCTGAATTTAGGATCATGAGCAGCTATATTGGCCACAGACTGAGAAACCCAGCCGTAGACAATATTGGCCTTAACCCTGTGGCCCGGATCAATGCCCCGACCAACTTCAGCTTCTTTCATTGATTCACGCAAAGAAGCCGCATCCATATTGTACTGCTTTATTAGAATATTAGCAGCATCGAAATACGGCTTATAGTACCGAATAGCATACTCTATCTGTCGATTCCAGTATCCTATTCGATCCTCAACGCGATTCCTTCCCGGATAAGACAGGCTCATCTAAGGCTTGCCCTTGTAAATCGCGTAGATCTTCCTCCCGTACCTCGATCATGGGCACCTTTTTGCCTTTTAAGCTGCCGCATCGCAGACTTACGATCTGCATGACCCTTCCTAGTACTTCCTCTATGCGCGTATTCGGGCCGTTCTCCTCGAAATGCCATTTTTTAACCCCCTGTAGTAGCCTTCGTTTTTTTAGATGCCTTGGCTGCTTTACGTCTTACGCGTTCCGGCAATTGATTACCCATATCCTTTTCGGTTAACTGCTTTGCCGTTTCCTCCGTAATATCATGCTTCCTGCGGAGCTTGGGATCTTTAAGCGCAGCATAAAACAATCGCTGCTGGGCCTTTGACTTAAACGGCATTACTTATCCTTACTGGACGGTAGGCTCAGGATGGGTAGAACCCACCGCCCGTAACCGGAAAGGAGGAAAAGCAACTGTGCGGTTGACACAGTCCTAACTCCAAAATATCATAATTCATCTGTTTGTGCTTCATCAAAAGGGTTATGCTCTCCCATTATAGGAGCCCCCTTAGCAGGATGAAATCCCTTAACCCGCCTTTTGTGTCGTGCCATTAAGTCTTTAAAGCTATATCCAGCTTTTATTACGGGTTTTGGTCCCTTGGGACGCCTACGTCCGGGCCTAAGCTGTCCTAAACCACGGCCAAGTAGCGTAAAAACATCTACTTGATCGTCATGAGCGCCAGCGGGAAATCGAGTCAATTCATAGAGCAAATCCTTGGTCCACGACTTATCTGACGGCAAATGCACCATACCCTGCTGGGCTCGGCCCTGAATAGACAAAGCTCGCTCTTCTTTGCGCCGTGACATATTAAAGGATTCGCGAGGGCAAAATACATCTCTCTCGCGCATCCTCTTGCGGATAAGAGGGTCGGCCATGTTTAAAATGGCTCCTTTCTCCTCAAACCACTTGGCTATATCCCACTTTTCAATCAAATCCAGCTGCGCTTCAATCCAGTCAAACGATTTAGCTCTGGCTCTGTACCAGTCAACGACATAGATATTGGCATGGGCGTCCAGCCCAAATACGCCATGTACCGTCCAATCCCGTGAAGAATCGTCTGTAGCATAATCAGATGCTCCATAAAATCGCATCATCTTGGGATCTGGCAAGGTGGTATACGATTGGAACCAATCAGCATGAAAATAGTCGCCCTCCTCCTTAATAGGCGACTGCTGGTACAGCGCCATAAAAGAACGCTCTCCCAAAACGGCTTCCTGCTCTAATACGTCTTCTTCGGAATACCACTCAGGCCATAACACCGCTCCCGGTTCTCTGCCCAGCGGATCATCCAATTCCGCCCGCACCGGCAATCTCAGTATATCCCAATCTCTAATTCGAGTATCCTCTTTAGAGGCGTCTATAATACGTCCAATCAGATCATCGTCATGCCAGCGAGTAGCACAAACCACAATAGACGCCTGTGGCTGTAAGCGAGTGAATACTACGTCTTTATACCACGTATAAGCCCGTTCCCGCATCTGGATGGAATAGGCGTCCTCTGGACCCTTAAACGGATCGTCGATAATAAAGAGATGAGCACCACGGCCTGTAACCGCCGTACCCACACCAGCCGCTATGTAACGCCCTCGCTGATTCTCAATGCGCCAATGGTCAACAGCTGCAGCTGTCGGGTCCAATCGTATCCCCTCAAATACACGACTATATTCGGGAGAAGAAAATATCTGACGTACATCGCGTCCAAAGTCATTAGAAAGATCCTGACCGTATGTTCCGAAGATGATGAACTTATTAGGATTGCGACCAAAGTACCACGCAGGAAAACGACGTGATACCAACTCGCTCTTAGAATACCGTGGCGGTAAACAGATAATCAATCTGCGACAGTCACCCCGCTCAACTGCCTCCAGCTTCTCACATATAGCCTGATGATGCGGACCAGCCTTAAACTCATCAAACGTATACTTAGAAAAAGCAAGAAGAGACTCCGAAGCCTCCTCCCTCTTCAGAAGCTCCTCCGCCGCCTTCTGTTGATCAGTACCTAAGCTTTGCACTAGATAGCTCTAAGCAGGAACTGGCTCAGCCCCCATGGTTAACTCCTTAACCCGTGCTTCCTCCACAATCTCCGCATCCACTGCCAGAGCCTTAGATTGCCCGGCAATGATCTGTCGCAGCTCCTCACGAGTCAATTCCGGCAATTCCTTGGTCTTACGCTGGTGCTGGTCAATCTTAATCTCTTTAGGAGCGTGAAGACCCAGAATCTTGCACCGCTGCTCTATACACCACTGGATACCCTGCAAAAACGAACTGGTGCCATTACGCTTGATCGTTTCCAGCCGTTTCCGCGATAACCGCATTATTGAGTCCTCATCTACATACTCTAACGCTTCCCTTGACTCATCTGACTTAGAACCCTCCCACGCCGTCCAATACTCTGCCTCCAATGCATCTATGCGAGCTAACTCCTGATTCTGGCGGCGATTGAAATCCACCAGCGTAGATTCCAGCCACGCATCTTTAATCTGCTTTAATTGACGTCCCACATAATGCACAGACACATTCATCGTCTGAGCAATCTCTTTATGGGACTTCTGCTTCAGGTATAGACGGACAATACCCTGCTGGTCCGCTACACGCTGTAATTTACCCTTCCTCGCTGTCACTTATTCTATTCCCCGTTATATCAAACCTTTGCTCCACCTCAACCGGCTCAGCTACATACATACTCGGTGGTGTAAAGCCTAATACCGTATTGATCCCATATCCACCGTCAGGACACTCATGCCATTCAGCAAACTCAGGATACTGTGGCCTCTGCTCTCCATCACCCACCCAAGTCTTAACCTCAGACTCCGATACCCCTATAAACATAAAGATATTGCAACGAATGCACTTAACCTGCAGCTGACGTTCCATAATAGCCTCCTAATACTACAAAAGTGACGAATAACTTATTAATAAGCAACTATTTCCAGTTTCCAGACCAAAAAATGCTCTACTCGATAGGGGTACTATCAATTAAAGTTAAAACCGCGCATCCGGGGGGACCGAGCACCCCCCTATAAAGGCTGGGCTCTATACGCGTTGATCAACCGAAGCCTAAGTTTTACAGTTCCTTAGGAACCAATTGAGCTTGTAGCAGCCTATAAACAGCTGATCCTATGCTAAGGGAGCCCAATAACAGCTGAGCCGGGGGATATTAACAGCTGAAGCCGAGGTACGTTGTTATAGCCCAGCTTAACGCGTATTGTCACCGTTCTGATCTTATATCGATGTCTTGGCCTTATAACAGCTGATCCTCTTTAGGCTGGCTGTTCAGTTGTTTAAAGTAACTGTTCAGTTGTTTAAGGTAACCGTTCAGTTGTTATTGATCACAGTTGTTCAA